ATCAGGACTTGCATATTATCTATCACAAAAATATCAACCACAACTCATACAGGCTACAAAATTAGCTTACGAGGATGAGTTTGCAAGAGCACTAGCGGAGGATGGATCAGCTTCAAGCACACATATTACGCCTAAAGCATATTATCCGGGAACATAATGAACGATTATAAAAATTATTTAAGAGCAACAAAAGAATTAGGTCTGAGACCATTGCGTATAGATGAGTTTGAGTCATTAGCAGGAGCTTTAGATATGAATTCTATATTAAAATTAACGGAACAAATACAATCTGAAAAGCCCATGGGACCCGGAGGTAAATAATGGCAAAGTACGCAACAGGTAAATACGCAAGAGCGATATCAGATAGATCTGGTATGGAGTTTCCATACAAAGAAATGGTAAGAGAATGGAATGGTGCGTTCGTGCATGTATCTGAATTTGAACCGAAGCAACCACAATTAGAACCAAAACCAATGAACGGTGATTCTATATCTTTGAGACACGTAAGACCTGACAGAATAGAGACTGCTGTTCCTAAACTATTACCATTAAATGCATTTACGACAACAAATGGATCTGCAACAATTAGTGTTAATGAACCAGATCACGGTAGATCAACAGGAGACACTGTTAGATTTAGAGATGCTCAGGTTGTTGGTGGAGTGGCTGCAGCAACTATAAACCTAGCCGCGGGATACACTATTACAAAGACAGATACTGATAATTATACCTTTGCAACAGCTACAACATCTAGTATAACTGAAACAGGAGGAGGCGGATCTGCATCAGCAGGACCGGTAACAGTAACGGCATGATTAA